GAGATGACATTGAGTCATGATAATTTTTCAAAAGCACAAGAGAATGGATTAATGCCAGATGATTTTATTACCCCTTCATTTAAAAAAGCCTATGAAGTTATGCTAGAAAAACAAACATCAGACATAATTACACTACAAGGCTCCCTTAATGAGTATCATTTTGATGAAGTAAGGATAGCGGCTGTTGAGTGTATATCATCAAGTGGCTTTCAACATTGGCTAAAACTGATGCACGAAAAAACATCAAACAGAAAATTATTAAAACTTGCGGAGCTTATTCCAAATATTGTGGATGAGGATATAAAGGTTGAAGAAAAAATAGATAAAGTAAATCAACTTTTAGTAGAAAACAAAATTACAAAAAATTTGGGAGCACCTCAAAGAGCAAATGATATTTTAAAAAATGTTGAGCAAGAACTTAAAGACACAGAAAACATTCACAGAAATTTAATAAGAACAGGATTTCAGGGCATAGATAAAAGAATTAATGGTTTCAAAAAAGGAGATCTTATTATTGTGGCAGGCAGACCAGGCATGGGTAAAACTACCTGGGCATTGAACATAGCAACTCAAAATATTTTAGCAGGAAAAACTGTGCTGGTTTTTAGTTTAGAAATGACTAACGAACAACTTATGAAAAAAATTATTTGTTCTCAGTCTGGTTTGGCTATGGATGTTTTATTGACAGGAGACTTAACAAAAAATCAATGGACTGACTTCCAGGCGGCAAAAGAAAAAATAGAAAAATCTAACCTGTTTGTCTATGACAAGTCACCAATAACTATTGAAACATTAATTAACAAGACAAAAACTATACAGGCTGTCCAGGATATAGATCTTATTATCGTTGATTATTTACAGTTACTTATGACTTCTAACAAGGCACCAAGCAACTCTGACTCCAGGGCTGCCTCAATGACCTACATATCAAATCTTCTGAAGGGGCTGGCTAAAGACATTGGTTGTCCGCTTATCAGCTTGAGTCAATTAAACAGGGGTGTGGAGGCTCGAACAGATAAACGACCAGTCCTTTCAGATCTTCGTGATTCTGGAAGCATAGAACAAGATGCTGATATGGTTATAATGTTATACAGGCAGGAATACTATGATTCCTTAAATACAGGATTAGCTGAGGTAATTATTAGAAAAAATAGACTTGGCGAAACTGGTGAATTTGAACTTGCTTTTGACGGATCTAGATCAAGATTTTTAGATCCAGAGGAGGCTGCATTCGGGAGAAAAGAAGATGGACCAATCTGAAAATTATCATCAACAGCTCAGAGATATAGCACCAAAGATATCTGAATCTAAATTAAATGTTTTACAGGCAGAAGCAAAACTTAAAAAAGTTTTTTGGCAACAACTTTGTATTGCAAAAGATGACGGAGAGCGTAGTTACAATGCACAAAAAGCAAAAGCAGAAGCATCAGATTCATATCAAGAAATGTGGTTTGAGCTTGCAGCTGCAAAAGCAGGCTTGGAAGCATTAAAAATTGAAGAGCAAGCAGTTAATATGGACTTTGAAGAATGGAGGACAAGAATGGCAAACTTAAGAGCAGAGAGGAGTAGATATGGAGCATAAAGATTTTGAAAGTTTTTGTGGATTTATGCATCAAGAACACCTGATTGAGGTAAGAAGAGAGAGTAATTACAAGGACTTTGGAAAGCCTTATAATGAATATGTTTTAGGTAATTTAAATTTTCTATACCAGGCATATGAAAAGCAGATCAGCAAACAAAAAAGAAAAAAACTGGATGGACTCGGTTTCACAGATGGGGTGCATAGTATGTAAATTGCACTACGATTGTTTTACGCCAGCTGAGATCCATCATATTTCTGGAAAAACCAAGCCTGGGGCACACCTAAAAACAATTGGATTGTGTTACAGGCATCACAGAGAAGGCGTAAATAATGAGATGTATGTATCAAGACATCCAAACAAAAGAGAGTTTGAAAAAAGATACGGAACAGAAGAATATTTATTAGAGAAAACAAAGGAATTAATATGAGTCAGCCACAAAGTCATCAAAGAATTTATCAGGGTTTGGATTCGGGAAAAATAAAAAAATTACAAAAAATAAAAAAAGCACAAACAGAAATTAGTCAAAGAAAAAGCAAAGAAAATGCCTGAAAAATTTAAACCAAGTGAGAAGATAAGAGACAAACAAACAGGTAAAGTTTTTACCAGGCACTACTATTTAAAAAATACGCCTATGGCAGAGCTTGAGAAGATTGTTAACTCACAAGCCAGACCTAAGCTAAGAATAAAATGTGCCAGAGAAATCCAAAGGAGGAAAAATGCTTATGAATTATTTACTAAACGCTCTAATAGATAAACTTGAAGGAGAAGTAAAAATGCACAAAGCCAACATCATGGTTTACATGGATAATCCCACAGGTATTGGTGATCATCCTGGAGTAATCCAAGCTATTGAAATGGAAGTAGAAAAGATGGCTGAAGCACAAGAAAAAATCGACATAATTAAAAAGAATTTCTGTGCCTAAAAAAGATCAAATAAATCCTGATCACTACAAGGCTGGAGAGGTTGAATGCATAGATGCCCTGGAAACTGTTGCCTCGTTAAATCCTGAGAACAAAGAGGTGGTATCTCAATGTAATGCTATTAAATATTTATGGAGATATAACAACAAGCATGATGATCCTTTAACAGATCTATATAAGTCTAGATGGTATTTAACCAGGCTTATTGAATTAGTAGAGAAGAGACTTGAAAAAAATTGATAGAAGATCTTTGATTGAAAGTATGACTGATACTTTTATTGGACTAACTATAAATTTTCCATTGTCATGGTTCGTTGTTTATCTTGTTTTGCTTTTCTCTGACGATGCTTTGGTGATAAGTTTGTGGACAACTGGGGTCCTTACAATAACAGCAATCATAAGAAGATACTTAACCAGGGTGTATTTTAAAAACAATGAAACACCGAAGACCTGATGGCAGTCCAGACACACTCACATATTCTTTTGAGATTAGTAAAATTAAAAGTCATAAGGAGCGTATGTTGTATATGTCTGACTTAGATGAAAAATTTCATGATCTGGTGTATCTTGTATGTATGCAGATGGGTCTTCCTCAGACTATCGCTGACCTCCCAACTCGGGAAGAAAGAAAAAAAGCCTGGGAAGAATTACCTGAGCACAATAGAACATTTAAAGGCATGAAAGATATGGTATATCATCGTGTTGTAAGAATATTTAAGGAAGCAAAATGAAAGGCGTAAATCATTATAAAAAAGATGGCACACTTCACAAAGGTGGCACACATAAAATGCCAGACGGTAGCTTGCACTCTGGCAAAAATCATTCAAGATCTAGCGTAAAGCTATTTCATTACAATGAGCTTTCCAAAAAGGCTCAAGCAAAAGCTAGAACATTTTGGGGTAAATAATGAAGGCAATGAAGCTAACAAAAGTCAACAAACCAATACCAACAAAAAAAGGCGGACTGGGAAGAAACATTCATGTTCATTCTGGTCATGTCCTTGGATGTGGTAAAAACATGAGGAGGAAATAATGGGCTACGGAAAAATGAAAGGTTACGGTAAATCAAAACCTAAAAAGAAAAAAAAGTCTAAAGGCAAGAAAAAATAATGCCTGGTAAAAGAAAATTTAAAAAGGTTCCAAAGACTAGGGGTGGCGTACCTAAAAAATATGTTCGTGGATCTAAAAATCCAAAGAAGGCTGAAGCTGAAATAAAAAGAACAGCCAGGCTATATAGACAGGGTAAACTAACACCAGCTATGATGGATAAAATATCAAAACAGAGGGCTAAAGATGGCAAGCGTAAAAAGAAAAAAAGGAAAAAGTAAAACCAAAAAAAATATGGGCAGGTATTCATCAATACCTGGTGCTGGAAGATTCTCAAAAGCTACCTTAGACAAGGTTTATAAAAGAGGTCTGGGAGCATACTATTCATCTGGATCAAGAAGAGTTTCTGCATCCGCTTGGGCGATGGGACGAGTTCGATCTTTTGTAACTGGCAAAGGCGGGGCAAGAAAAGCTGACAAGGACCTGCTAGGCGGGAAAAAAAAGAAATAAATGAAACTTATAACACATTATAATTACAATCAATGGTACAATCATGGCTAAAGCATCCGATGCAAAAAGAGTAAAGAACGGAGTCATGTATAGAGGCAAACTCTATCCTGGTTTTAACAAGCCAAAAAGATATACAGGCTCTGGCAAATTCAAGAAAGAGGTTCTAGCTAAGAAAGGTGATAAGATCAAGGTTGTCAGGTATGGTCATAAAGACTATAAGCATAATTATTCTAGTGAGGCTAGGAGGGATTATCTACGAAGGTCTGCTGGTATACGAAATAAATCAGGGAGGCTTACGAAGGACGACAAATTCAGTTCTAACTATTGGGCTAGAAGGGACCTCTGGAACGCATGAAGATCTTTATTACAGAGTATGAGCAGAACGGAAAAATTTATACTGGTCCATACATCTGTGCTCCCAGCTGGGATGTAGCTGAGTCAGCCGCTGAATCTGTTGGATTTACTGTTGTTGGAGAGCTCCAGGATTTAATACCAACTGATCGAAGTCATTATCTTGATTATTTAATCAACGATCCTACCATCCATTGATGAATGCTTTTATACACAGAAAAACAATTACTTGAGGCTTACAAAGAATATGTAAAATCTTTCAAACATACTCCAAAATTGCAGATCCCAACTATCGAACAGTTTAGACCAATTTATGAGGAGTTCTGGACAGATTACTATGAACAAAAAAGAACAATTAATTAAGCTTATAAATGATCAAGGATATTCCAGGGCGGATGTAAGATGGGTGCCAAAAAATCCCTACGGTAAAAAATCAAAACTCAATGGATGGATTTTTAAATTAGATGGTGATGAATGGAAAAAACTAGGTAATAATTTTGAGGAAGCTGTCAAAGAAATTAGTTTACTGTAGATCTAAAATAATTCCTGAAACAATTGATATTGCTTTCATTGCTTGGCGGATATCATCTTCACTTAAATCTTCTGAATAACCTTTTAAAATTGTAGGATCCTGATAATCAATCTTTTGATCTCTTTTCAGTTCTTGGGCTACTTTTTGGATGGCTTCTTTCATTAACATAGGACTTAAAATCTTACCTGAAAATTAAATTAAAAACAGTCTTGACAAACAAAAAAAGCGGACCAAAGCCCGCTCTTTTTAGAAATGTAAATTTTATTTTGCTTGCACCTCCTTTCCCTCTATAACTCCTGCTTCAATTAATCTTGTTGCTGTTCTTCCGAACCATCCCTGTAGTTTCCAGGCTAATCCTGTATCAACTAAGTGTTGCCAAGCTTCTATAACCTGCTCTTCACTCTCAGATGGTTCAAAGCCCTCTGCAATCCCAATCGCTAAATAATCATTCATAGTGACTTCACCTTTTAATTGTTGTTTCATATTACCTCCTTATAAAATTATTAAAGAAACAATGACAAGTACCAAAGCGAAAGGCTTCAATACATACCAATTTATTCTAAACAAAAGACTTTCATTGCATTGTCTAGCAAAGTCTTGTTTGAATAGTTTCCATTCATTTTTAAGTTTAATCATTTTCACTCCTAGCCTTGCGGCTGTTATTTTGTGTTGGACCCATTGTCCTGCACTAGACTCCCCGTGAGGGGAGTTTCGATCAATCAGATCATCATCAGTAGTGCTATGCTGCCTGTTTGTCCTCCTGCTTCTCTTGAAGCTTGTAGAGGAAGTCTACTGCCTTCTGAGCTTGAGAGAATGCTTTGATCATTGCCTTCTCGTCATTCTGAATAACAGATATCCAGTTATTGAGATATTTAGCATGATCCTCTCTAACAGTCTTCTCTATATTCAGAGAGTTAGATAGGAATGCTGATCCTATCTCAGCTACAAGCTCTTCTTTAGCGTAAGACTCTGAGTTCATACCACCTGACATATCTCTCTTCATTCTTTTGTCTGATCCAGTCCAATGTGTAAGCTCATGTAACAATGTTGAATAATAAGCAACATCAGAATCAAAAGCTTTGATATCAGGCATACCAATGTAATCTTCAGCTGGTGAATAAAAACATCTAGCCCCACCAGTCTTGATTCTAGCCCTGGTGTTGAACACAAATTTCTCAATGTTTGCTCTGATTTTTTTTGTCAACTCTCTCTTGTGATTCTTGTTGGATGTGTTGGATGTCTTGGACTCATATCCTTCAACCTGATCACCGTTGAATACCCAGTAAACTTTCCAAAGAAAAACCTGTGGAGTTTTACCAGTAGCAGCATTGTGAGCTCTGTCAGCATCAGTCCATCTATCTCTAGACTTATCAACAAAACTAGCAAAGATTACCTCAGTTCCCTTAGAGCCTTTTATGATCTTGTAGCCCTTGCTTTGCCATTGCTTGAAGGTGCCCCAATCATTGGAAGCAAATCCCTGGATAGCAAGCCAAAAATAGTTCATGCCCCTGTATTCTTTTTTTGATAAAAAGTTTGTAGGTGCTCCTGATCCTATCCAGGACTTGGTCCAATCAGAACCTTCAGTTTTCATTAGCTCAAGAATCTTATCTCTAATTTTCTTGAACGCCTCTTTAGTAACATTTCTTTTCATATTTCACTCCTTATAAAAATGTTGTGTTTCTACCACCAAAAGCCCCAATGAAGGAGCTGGTTTGGCGGGGAAAAAAATTAACCTGCAACATCCTCCGCAAATGTTTCTTTTCTCCATTCCTGATATTCAACAAGACACTTTTCAAGTTCTTTTACGGTGTAGTCAACATTCCATCTTCTAGGTCTTTTTTGCATCGCAAGCTTTATCATTTGATCCACATGATAATTTTGAGAAGTTCTTCCATATAACCAATAAGCACCTGAATAGAAAGTCTCACCATCCTTAAACTCTTCAAGCTCGGGAAGTTTATGGTAAAGCCCGTTAGGATTGAAATAATGGAAGCAGATTTTATCCTTAGCAGATAATCCCTCATCAGTATCTACAGCTTCATATACTGTAAGTAGCTGATCAAAATACTCACCAACAGAGAGCTCATCATTGCGATAAGCTCTCTCAATTTTTCTGTTGTGTTTTTGGACCTCTGCAAGGCTCATCTTCTTAGTTAATTGTTTCATAGTACCCTCCTTTTTGTGTGTGTATGTAAACAATGATTACAATTATTATCTCTTACATATGGATGTGTCAAGCAATTTCAAGAAAAAAATTAAATTATTTTTTTTTGGGTATTGAGGTAATGAGGACAACATAGTATCTTGAATTGCAATTAAGGCATTCAAAAATACACATGGAGTTAACAGAAATACAAGTGAGATTAGATAACCTCGAAAAGAAAATGGATGAGGTGCACAGCCTTACCCAAATACTTCCAAGGCTTGAGGAAAGATTGATCAATCAAAAAGATGATCTTGCAGATCATGAAAGAAGATTAAGACAGCTTGAGCAAGCTCAGTCAAAAGATAATGTTGTTGTTGGCTGGGTAGAAAGATTTGCCTGGGCTCTGATAGCTGGAGCTGTATCACTTGCCTTTTATTTTCTTCGCTGATTCAAGTATAATTTTCCCATGGATGGGATACTAGAAAGATTCGCATATCACCCTGAAGCAACGCTTGGAAAACTCACCATCATGGATGAGATATTTTATGTTGCTGAACGCCCCTGGCGGGGAAATAAAAAAAACATTAGCTGTGTTCCTGTAGGTGAATATATATGCACTAAATACAAGTCAAGAAAGTTTGGTGAGACTTATCAATTATCAAGCGTACCAGGAAGAACATATATACTATTTCATGTTGGTAATTATCCTGAGAAAGATTCAGAAGGCTGTCTGCTTTTGGGGGAAAAAATAATGAAGGGTAAGCCTGCCGTATCATCAAGCAAGAAAGCCATGGAAAGATTCATGAAACTAATGAACGGATCAGAAAGCTTTGGACTGAAGATCAAAGATCAATTCCCTTTTGACTGGTCAGAATAAAACCAAAAAGAAATGCTTAACTTGTGGAAAGATCAAGAAGATAGATTGCTTTGAATTAGATCGCAGAGTAGACGGTTACAGATTGAATCATTGTCGCTCCTGCCGTCAAACGGGGAAAAGAAAAAAGATCAGCGAATCCCCATATGCTTATACAAACAACCTATATTCACAACTAAGATCAAGAAGGAAGAAGACTCATGAATTTACCCTGGAGAAAGAAGACTTGCATGATATGTATGATCAACAAGAAGGACTATGTGCATACTCAGGAATGATCATGACATATATCAAAGATGGTACTGGATATCACCACACAAATATCAGCATAGATCGCATTGATAATGACCTGGGATATACCAAAGAAAATGTGTGTCTTGTATGCCTGGCAATCAACATGATGAAGTACACCTTAGACTTAAATGAATTGATCGAATGGAGTATACTTATAGCTGATAATCACAAGGAGAAAAGATGAGCATCAAAAATAAAACCATGAAGCAAAGAAGAGAGGAATTTGTTCAGCATTTCTTGGTCACAAAGAATGCAACTGAGGCTGCAAAAAGATGTGGCTATTCTGAGAAGAGTAGTTACAACCAGGGTTACCGAATGATGAATGATGATGAAGTTCAGAAAATGCTTGCAATTGAGCTGGCTGATAGCAAAGAACGCAACCTCAAAGACCATGACAGCATCATAGAGCAACTAAAAGATGAAGCCCTGGGCAAAGTATCAGGTCATACCGCAGGCTCTAGAGTAAAGGCTCTCGAGATCTTGATGAAATTCTATGGAATGATCGATGCGAATACAAAGCTTGAAGTTTCTATGAAGGATTCTTGGTTTGAAACTTTAGATTTTATCGAGAAAGAGGATCACCTTAATTAGGTGGTGCTTGCAATACATACCACCCATGTCCTCTGAAAGCCGCATAAATAAAGGGCTGGGGGCGGGGTCCATGGTACATCATATACATATACCCACATACATACCCATGCATTTACTGGGGGGGGTGATTTCTTGAGTTCTGAAATTCAAAAAAGTGAAATTCAAAAAATTATAAAAACCTTTAAATCGGATCTCACTCAATATGCCAAACATTGTTTAAAAATTGTGGATAAACAGGGGAAACTTATACCCTTAAATTTGAATGCAGCACAGATCCAACTTGATAAACAAATAAACGAGCAATATTCTCATCATAATCGTGTAAGAATGCTCATCTTAAAATCACGACAAACGGGTATATCGACATATTGTCAGGCACGGGGGTTCTGGAAAACGGTAAGTGCCCAGAATCAGAATGCGGTAGTTGTATCACACCTTAATGAATCGACTAAAGCTATCTTCAGTATGGTGCGAAACTTCTATGATAATTTACCTCATCCCGTTGTAACCCCAGAACTTAAAGAATCCACAAGTAATTCTATGGCTTTTACACACGGATCACGCTGGCGTATAGCTACTGCCAGGACAGGAGAAGTCGGTAGAGGGTGGACTACTAATTATTTACACGGATCTGAGGTAGCTTTTTATCCAAACGCAGATATTATTCCAGGGTTATTACAGACAGTTCCAGAAGCTGAGTCTGAAATACTATTAGAATCGACTGCTAACGGAGCAGGGGGGTGGTTCTATGATGCCTGCATGAGGTCGTTACGGGGAGAGGGCGAGTGGGATATATGCTTCATACCCTGGTATATGATGCCAGAGTATCAGCGTAAGATAGATCCATACTTTGAACTTGAGAGAGAAGAAGAAGATATAAAGGCTATGTTTGATCTATCTGATGAGCAGATCATGTATAGGCGGCTGAAGATTCAGGAGCTTGGTAGTGAAGATCTGTTCCGACAGGAATATCCTTCGACCCCGCAAGAGGCGTTCCTGACTACTGGTAGATTATTTGTTGAGCCTAAATACATTGATCAAGCTGCGGTTGAGTGCTTCTCCCCCGTTGAACGCTGTGATGTGCGTGAATCTAACCTGGTTCCTCACGAAAAGGGGCTCCTAAAAATTTTCGAGAATCCAAAGGATTCTCTCCGTTATTGTATGGGCGTTGATGTCTCAGAGGGCTTAGAGCATGGAGACTACTCCTGCATTCAAGTCCTGGATCATATCGGGAATCAAGTTGCGACCTGGAGCGGTCATGTCGACCCGTTTGACCTCGCCTACATCGTGGGGACAATTGGAGCTTACTACAACAAAGCCTGGACCCTGATCGAAAGGAACAACCACGGGCTGACAACCATCAGAAAAATACAAGAACTTGGTTATCCCAACCTATATGTTGAGCAAACTGTGGATGATGCTTATGTTGATAAACTTACCCGAAGAGCAGGTTTTTTGACTACAAGCAAGACAAAGCCGTTAATTATTGATAACTTAGTACATCTATTACGCCAGGGAGAGTCTGGCATAGTTGATGAAGAACTTATAAGCGAACTACGAACTTATGTCGTAGATGCTAGAGGAATAACAAATGCCCAATCAGGGTGTTTTGATGATAGAATAATGGCATATGCTATTGCTTTGTTCGGCTTGAACAGTATGCCAAGAAAGCATAGACAAAAATTTACGCAAGTGAAGAGGCAGTTTTTTTAAATGGAAGAAGAAAAAGGATTAGGACCCGAGGGTATCTCAACAGCTGTAGATCCTTCAGAGGAAGAAGAACAGCAATTAGATTCTTTGGGATCAACACTCAGAGCTAAATTTGCAGAATACAAAGATGCAAGAAACGATGTAGAAGATGATTGGATTGAAGATCTTCGTGCATTTATGGGTCAATACGATCCTGAAGTAATAGCAAAGATTCAAGAAAAGGGAGAAAGATCTCAAGTTTATGTTGGACTTACCAGAACAAAAGTCTTAGCTGCATATTCAAGAATGACAGATCTATTGTTCCAACCTGGACAAAAGTTTTTCGCAATTGAACCAACCCCAATAACAAAACAACCCTTAGTAGAAAAAGATCTTACAGAAAAAGCTGCATTAGAAATTATGCAAGCAGCTGAAGTTATTGATCCAGGATTAGTAGATGATCTAATAGCTGCAAGATTCTCAGAGCTTAAAGAGGA